AAATGACGAAACCCGCGAGTTTGAACGCAAAGAAGTCATTAAGTACGCCCAGAAGCGTGTCGGGTTTAGCGAGGAAGAAATCTCATCGGCGTCAGATGCACGCGCGATTGAGCTTTTGTACAAAGCGTGGAAGTGGGATAATCTAATGGAAAAGAAACCCACAACCAAAAAACGCACTCGCCAAGCACCGAAGATGGCCAAGGCAGGGCAACCGGCAACCAAGCGCGAAGTTGCTAATCGTTCAAAGCGGAAGGCGCGTGAACAGTTTGAAAAGGCTGGCACGGTCGACGCTGCTGTACAACTTTTGATGGGTAGATAACCCGAAGGAACAAAACAATGGCTGTTTTTACAACCCAAAACGCTGTTGGTGAGAAAGAGCAACTCGCTGACATCATCTACCGGATTGATCCGGCAGAAACACCAATTTTTTCCAATGTGAAAAAAGAAACCTCAAACGGCATTTTCGTCGAATGGCAAGTTCAGGAGCTGACCGCCGCGTCTGCTACTAACTACCACAACGAAGGTGCAACCACAGCTACTGCTGCGGCGACACCAACTTCACGGATTGGTAACTACCACCAAATCTCAAAGAAGGTGTTTGCTACATCCGGGACTTTGGATGCAGTCGATTCCGCCGGGCGTGAGCGGGAACACAACTACCAGAAGGTGTTAAAAGCACTTGAGCTTCGCCGGGACATCGAAAAAGCAATCGGTGACACAGACGTTGCACGTTCTGGCTCAGACCCACGCAAGTCAGCTTCACTGACCTGCTGGATCACAAACGGCTCAGTCGGGGCATCCGGTGCCTTCAGCGCTGGCACAGGAACTGACACAGTAAGCGGCGGCACCGACCGGGCGTTAACACTCGCCTTGATCGAGGATGGCATGCAGGATGCGTGGACAGACGGCGGCTCACCTGAGCTGATGATTGCCTCGGCCACAAACCGTGCCAATTTCTCAGACCTGTCAGCCTCTGGAAACTTGGTCAGCAACGACGTGAACATGACTGCCGCCAAGGAAGTCAGCTACGTCGGGTCTACCAGTGTTTTCTTGACCGACTTCGGTACTGTGCAAGCTGTTCCGTCTCGGTTCCTTGGAAACGACCGGGTGTTCTTGATTGATCCAAACTTTGTGTCAATCTGCACACTCAACGGACGTAACTTCCTTGAGCAGGAACTGTCTCAGGACGGCGATGCAAAAACTTCGCACCTGGTCACAGAATGGTCCCTCAAGCCTACCGCGCCTAAGGCACACGCGATGATTATGGACTTGAACGGTTCATAGTAAAACTGAGGGGGCGGGCAACTGCCCCCTCTATCTCATAAGGGGAAAACATGAAACGAGTTTTATACACCGACCCTCACACCGCCAAAGAGGTGGTTATGGATCAGCAATCTGATGGCACTGACATTATTGAGACGACCCAGCGGTTCGACGACCTGATTAAAATTAACAAGCAGATGAACAACGACTATCGCGCCAACGCTACAGTGAACACGCAACGTCATATACAGCATGTGGCGGAAATACCAAATGTCGTGTATAATCACCTTCTAGAGACGCTAGGCCCGCCTGCCCAAAATCCAAAGGGCTGGAAGGCTTGGCTGAATAATAGCGAGAACCGAGACTTCAGGACAGGCGGCGGAAACGTATAATGGCAATTGCGACCTACACAGATTTGCAGGCATCCATAGCTAGTTTTCTAGCTCGGTCTGACTTGACCGGACAGATACCTGACTTTATTGCTTTGGCCGAGGGGCGAATGAGCCGAGAGCTTGAGACGCGCAGTCAGGAAAAGCGGTCAACCGCTACGCTGACTGCGGGTGACGAGTATATTTCTCTGCCGACCGATATGCGCCAAATCCGGGAAGTAAAGCTGAACACATCACCGATTACTGTTTTAAAATACTATAGCCCTGTGGCTTTGGATGAGCAGTACGCATCAGCCGGAAACGGCAAGCCAAAGGGCTTTAGCATTGTTGGCGCTGAAATGAAGTTTCGCCCAATACCTGATTCAGGGTATCAAGCAGAAATTGTCTACATTGGAAGTATTCAGGCTTTGTCTGCGTCAAATACAACAAACAACATTTTGACGCGGTCTCCAGATGCTTACTTATATGGGTCTCTCGCAGAGGCTTATGCGTATCTTCTTGACGAGACAAGGGCGGCTCAATATATGGCTCGCTTTGAAAAAGCCCTTCAAGAAATAAAAATTGACGAGCAGCGTTCTCAATACGGGGCCGGAAGTTTACAAATAAGCAGTATTTATCAACGCCAATCGCAAGCAGCGGGGACTTAAACTATGAGTGCAATGAGTGATTATTTAGAGAACGAGATCTTAGATCATATTTTGGCCACTGGCGCATACACAATGCCGTCAGCAATTTATATTGGGCTGTCTACTGGTTCATTTGGCGATGACGCCAGTGGCACTGAGCTAAACGGAAACGGTTACACTCGCAAGGTTATAGCCTTCGATGCAGCAATAGCTGGTACGGCTGACAATAGTGGTGCTGTCGAGTTTTCTGCTGCCACGGCAAGCTGGGGTACGGTAAGCCATTTTGGTTTGTTTGACGCCAGTTCTGGTGGCAACCTGTTGATCCACGGTGCCTTTACAGCCGCCAAGCTCATCGACACAGGCGACATCCTAAAAATAGCTGCTGGTGACTTAGACATTACGGCAGCCTAGTTAGCCAATGGCTACTAGTATCCCAACGCTTGAACAGTTAACAGGCAGTTTAGATGATCTTCCGGCCAGCTTAGACAGCTTGGGGTCGTTGCCTTGGTGCAACCCAACTTTAGACCAATTAGGCACTTGGGGCAGCCTAGAGTATATTGCCACTTTTGGTTACACGTTAGAAGAACTAGACAAACTAGACCGCTTATGTGTTCTTGTTGCTAGTGCTACAGCATCAGTATCGCTATCCGCTACTGGCGAAATATCTGAATTTTTCGTGCGAGCTTCGGTAAACATATCTGCTGCCACATCTGCCAACGCTACGTCTGATCTAGTTATGGCTGGTGCGGCTGACGCCGCCCTGTCTGTTGCGGTAAGCCCTCATAGTATATTAAAGTTTTCTGGGTCTGCCAGCGTTGCGACAGCCGCTTCAGGTTCTGTAAACCGCGTTAGAAAAACTAACGCGGCTGAACAGATAGCGATTTCTGGCACAGGTGTTTGTCTACGCAAAAAAGCCTTTGACTCTGCTGTCAGCGCTAATCTTTCGGTTGTCTGTGCCTCTCACGTTGAAGGTCGATTTGATGCGATAGCGGCTATTTCTGTTAGCTCTACTGCGTTAGCCAAATACGAATTAAACGCAGCTTCTGCTGTAAATATAAACGCGTCAGCGTCTTGCTCTTTCAATTTTAAAAAACTTTTATTAGGTTCTGCAAACGTCACCGCCTCTGTTGAATCAGGAGCTATTCGCGTAGCCCAGCCTACGGCTAGTTCTCAGATATCTGCCCTCGGTTCTGGCTCCGTTGGCCGAAAAAGAGAGTTAACAGCCGCTAATAATGTCAGCCTGTCTACTGTCTGCGCGGCAGAAGCTGTTTACTTATTTGGCGCAGCCGTAAACGTTTCTGCTTCTATTGATGCCAATTTCAATCGCATAGAACTTATGTCGGCCTCAATAACTGGCGCTGCCGCAGCAACGGCTGCTATGAAGCCTCTGAGACAGGTTACTAGTAACGTATCGCTTTCGGTGTCCCAGCTAAGTTCTGTTGACCGCACAAGGGGGCTTGTAGGCTCTGCGTTAATCGCCGTCACAGAATCAGCATCGGCAAACGCGTTGTTTGTTATGTCTGGGCAAGGCCAAGTATCCACCTCCACAACGGCTGTATCTAGTGGTATATTCGTTTATAATGCAAATGTAACAACGTCAATAACAACGGTTTCAGATAACCACGTTCTTGGCGAAGACTGGATTGATGTAGCGTCTGGAACAGAAGTCTGGGCTGACGTTGCTGTTGGTTCAGAGATTTGGACTGATGCTGCTATTGGCTCAGAGACTTGGACTGACGTTGCTGTTGGTTCAGAGATTTGGGGCGCAGTACCAACTGGCAATGAGGTTTGGGCAAGGCAATGATAGAACTAGGTCAATGGACACCAGACCAAGCTGACATAATGAACCCCGGCGTGACCGTAGCAACAAATGTGCTACCAGCGGCTAAGGGTTATCATTCTATGAGCGAGTTTGTGTCTTATTCAAACGCTGCTACCGGCACGATCAAGGGCATATTTGCGGCAAAGGATACTGCGTCAAACACAAAGTTGTTCGCTGGTGATGCGACAAAACTTTACCTGCACAACGCCACAACAAACAATTTAGATGACATTAGTAAGGTTGGTGGTTACACGCTAACCAACAGCGAGAAGTGGCGTTTCGTTCAGTTTGGCGATTACGCAATTTGCTCTGGCGGCATTGGTGAGACATTGCAATCTTTTCAAATGGGGTCAAGCTCGGTATTTGCAGACCTGACAAATGCGCCAAAGTCTGATTTTCTTGCTGTAGTGCGTGACTTTGTGTGGACGGCAAACGTGGACACTGGCGCAGGTCGGATACCATACCGCTGCCAATGGTCTGGATTTAACGACATCACAAGCTGGACACCCGGCATAAATCAGTCTGATTTTCAAGACCTGCCAGACTCAGGTGCAATTACTGGTTTAGTCGGCGGCGAATACTGCACGATCCTGACCGAGCGAGCTATTTACCGAGCCACATACACAGGCCCGCCCCTAATCTGGCAGTTTGACAAGGTTGTGTCTGAGCGCGGGTGCGCTTTTAGCGGTTCTGTCTGCAACAGCGGCAATCTTGTATTTTTCTTGGCATCAGATGGGTTCTACGCATTTGACGGACAAAAAGCATCTCCGATTGGCTCGGAGCGCGTGAACGAATTTTTCCTCAAGGACTTTGACAGTAACTATGACTTTAGGCTTACAGCTAGTGTAGACCCTCTAAACGAAGTGGCTATGTGGAGCTACACAAGCACGCAGTCTCCATCAGGCCAGCCTGATAAAATTATTATGTATAACTATGTTTTGAATAAGTGGTCTCTAGCTGAGATAGAGGCCGATCTGCTGGCTCCGCTTTTTTCTGCTGGGTACACTGTTGAGGGGCTAAACAATTTGTCTGCAACAGTAGACGGTTTGACTAGCCAGTTAGATAGCCGAGTTTTTAAAGGCGGTCAGTATTTCTTTGGCGGCGCTTACGGCGACAAGATTTACACATTCAGCGGCGCACCTCTTGTAGGCACAATTGAAACTGGCGAAGCCCCACTTAGTATGGGCAAGCACTCAATTGTTACTAGGGCTTATCCTTATTATGAAGACGGAGATGTAACTGTGGCTGTTGGCACAAGAGACACGCAATCAGCAACTCATTCTTATGGCAGCGCAACAGCGCCTAATGATGATGGGTTTGTGCCTTTGAGGTCACAGGGTCGGTATCACAGGGCAAAGCTGGTTTTGTCAAACGGTTGGAGTAAGGTTATCGGCCTAGACGTTGAAGCTAGAGGCATTGGCAGGCGATGACAACTACAGAGCGCGTCACTAACTTTAGGGTACTAAATCCCATCACAGCAACAACTCGTGAGATTGCCGAGGTGCTTAACCGTACCATTAACGGCGGCTTAAATAGTATTGGGTATGTGAGTTTTCCATCAAGCAGCACTCAGGTAACTATTGAAGAACCTCGCTATTCAACATCTAGCCTAGTGTTTTTTACCGGCGTAGACCACGACCCTTGGCACCACAACCCATACATTGATAGCACCAGCACAAACGGTACTATGGTCATCAACTATCAAAACTCAGGACACGATGCAAGATTCGCCTACCTTATTATCGGCTGAAGACAGGTTGAAAGAGAAGTTTGAGAAAAACCGCAAGTATATTGCGGATGCGCTAGAATACTCCGGCGGCACGCACTCAATAGACGACGTTTACCACGCCTGCGCGGTTGGTGAGGCACAGTTACATCCGTTGGAAAAGTCGTGTATTATAACCGAAGTTGTTGACTACCCTAGCCTCTCCGTGTGCCGAATCTGGCTTGCAGGCGGTAATTTAGATGAGCTGGTC